TCGCCCCACAATTGGACAGCGGTTTGCGTCGCCAGCGCCTTGAGCCGCATATCGCCCATTTGATCGCCGGCTTGCTGCAGATCGCGCACGAGCATTGCGGCCGCCTGCACAAGCTTGTCCATATCGTCGCCGGCCTCTTTGAACGCCTGGAAAGATTGCGTCGCAAAGCCCTTGCCGTTTTGAAGCTCGTCGGACAGGCGCATAAATTCGGAAATTTGCTGATTTCCGGCATTGTCGAACGTCGGCCGGACCGCCTTGGCCGCGGTCTGCAATGCGGTTTCCATTTGCTCGATCGAAAGCCGCGCCTTGTCGGCCTGGTTAATCCAGACTTGAAACAGCGTCGCCGAAACGCCGGCCTTTTCGGCGCCGGCAATCACGGTGTTAACCTTCGCCATTTCCGCCGTGACCATTTTTATGGCCTCGTAAACGGTAAGCGCGCCGGCGGCGACGCCGCCGAGCGCATACTTGTACGTCCCGAGCATTTGGGCGGCGACGGCGAGCACGGGATTATGCATCGCAAACGCGACCTTGATCGCCTCGATCGACAGCGTCGAGGCGATTTTCGCATTATTCCAGGTCGCCGCATATTTGACGATCGCCGCCGTCGCCTCGCCGGCGCCGCCCGTCACGTCGCGCCGTAACGTCGCGCTGGCCGCGGTCGCCGCCCTGGCGAGCGCCAGCATGTTGACCGAACCCTCGGCCTGCAGCGATTTGAACGCCGCGCCGGCGCCGGTCGCGGCCTTGGCTATATTTCCCATATTCGAGCCGACGGTCGCGGCGAGCTCGCCGAGCGACCTTTGCGCCCCGGCGAAATCAGTTCCAAACCTTAGCGTAAGCGCTTCGCCTGCCATTGCGGCCCCGATCGTCGGTTTAGTGAATTGACGCGCGCGGCGCGGCGTCCGTCACGGCGCGCCAGTAGTCGGCGTCGGACGGCGCGGCCTCGTCGGTCGTTAAGCCGTGGAATCGTTCGAACGCGTGCCGGCTTGCCGTGAATTCCGCCAAGGTCATTTGACGGATCTCGCTCGGCCCGATCCCGGCGATCACGCCGAAAGCGATAAATCCGGAGATATCGCCCGGCGCGCGCGCCGCGCTTTTTTTGGCGGCGCGTCGGCCGCCGCCTCTTTCTGCGCGGCCGCCGCGCCCTCGAACAGAGCTTTCAATATGTCGGCGGCAAGCTGCAAATGCGTGTTGAGCGGCGCGTCGTCGACATAACGAGCGACCAGGAAATCGGCCTCGGACGCGATCGCGCCGCCGCCGATCAGGCCGAGCCGGATCGTTTCGCGCAGATCCGCCATTTTCAATTGCAGCGTCGCGATTCTGGTATAGATCGCGCCGATACCGGATCCGCAAAGCGTTTCGAGCTCGCCGATCTCGCCGATCCGCAAGCAAAAAACACGGTCGCGGCCAGCAAAGGCCGCGACGTGCCGCGTCGTGAGATTTGATTCGCCCATGGCGGCCGCCGCCCTCTACGCGTCAGGCGTTCGCCGTATATGTCCAAAGGCCTTGGCCCTTGAGGCTTGCGGTAAACGAAACCATGCCATTGTCGGATTTGGCGACCTTGAGATCCGTCAGGATTGCCGCGCCCTGGTAGATCCCGCCGCCATTGGCGCCGGTCCCGCTAAATGCGACCTGGTAATTGTGCGCGGCGCCGTCCTGGTTTGCCTCGATCGCGTGAAATTTCACGAAATCAGCCTTGCCGGAAAACGACACGTCGAACGTCTTGCCCTTGCCGACCGATTGCCGGACCGGCAGATTGAGCGGATTGGCGCAATCGATCACCATGGCGTCGTCGGTTTCGACTTTCTGATCGAAATCCTGCGTCGTGGCGACGCAGACGAGCGAAAAGACCTCGGTTCCGGCGCCGTTGCCCTGGTAAAGCTGAAACGACGTGCCGCGCTGCAAAGCAGGGTAAGAGGGAGTCGTCATGTCTTTTTTGCTCCGGTGTTAGCCCGCGACGATCGTCGTCAGGTCGAGAAAAGCCATTTTCGGATTGATCGGATCGATCACGTCGCCGCCCTGCAGGATCCAGATCGGCGGCGACATGAACATGCCCGACGGCAGCGTCAGCGTTGCGCCCTCGAGCGCGGTATAGAGCGCGGCAAGCAGCGCCCAGGCCTCATTTCTGCCAAACGCATTCGACGCCACATAAACGCGAATTCGGATCATCCATTCGGGATCGGACACATTCTCGATCCGTTGCGCGCCGATCGGCCCGAGATAAACATAAGGATATTCGGCGTCGGCGGGATCGCCTGGCGCGTCTTGCGGCGCCTCGTCATAGATCCGCTCGCCGACGATCGCCGCGACCGCGCTTTGCGCGAGCAGATAATTGACCAGCGAATCCTTGAAGGCCGAAAAAACGCGCATCGCTAGATCGCCGCCTGGTCGCCGGCCGCCTCGTCGTTCGTCGTCTCGTCAACCGAAACAGCGAATGCGTCGCCGCGCGCGCTTAGGCGTTCGCCGCGGCCGGCGGCGACGATCGCCGCAATATGATCGTCCGGCGCAAGCACGTTTTCGCCCGGCTCATACGTCACGTTGACGCTCGGCGTCGCCTGGACGATATGGCGCTCAAAGATCCGGATCCTCGGCATTGCTTAACCCTCGGCTGAATTGACGACGACGTCGGCCATGGTCATTTCGCGTTTCGCCAGGACGTCGGCGGCGGAATTGTAGAAAAACGGCTGCGGCGCCGTGCCGCTCGAATTGCGATAGGACTTGCGGTTGCGTTTGGCCTGGCGCGCATTGCCAAAGACGGCGCGATAATTTGTGAAAAACGTCGCGTCGGCGACGACCGGCGCGCCGATCGAGCCGCGCGTCGTGCCGAATTCGACAAAATGCGCGTAATCCTCTTTCGAATTCGGCTTGTCGTCGTGCACGGCCGAGGCGCGGAATTCGACCATGTGATCGCCGACGTCGCGTGCCTCGATCCCATGCAATAGCCGGCCGGTGTCGACCGGAACGCGGCCCTTTGCGAGCTCGACCATTTCGTCGACAAAGCCGCGATCGGCCTTGTGCGCTTTCAACGCCATGCGCGGCACGATCGCGACGATCGATTTGAGCCAGGCGTCGAAACCAATCACGCCAGTCTGATCGGCGACCGAATAGAGCGCGGCGGCCTGCGTTGCGATCGTAATGACCGGAAGCATCATCCCGCCTTTTTGCGAACGATCGATAGATCGATATATCCGCCGACGCGATCGGGCAGGCCGACGCTTGAAATGGCGTAATCGACGCCTTTGAGATTGACGCGATCGGCCGACGTGATCGTGCGATTGCGCGGCGTGTCATTGATCCGCACCATTAGCGGGATCTCGTCTTGCACAAGGCCGGCGGCGACGATCTCGCGCCCCTGCATTTGTCGCCAGGTCGCCCAGGTTTCAAATTGCCGCACATAGGTATTGGCCCGCGCGCGGCCGCCAGGATTGCCGGCGACGACGGCGCGCCGCTCGATCGCGATCTTGGCGGTGTTTGGCCCGAATCTCATGTCAGACGCCCGGCGCGCGATATGGCCCGAGCAGCGACAGGACGGCGCGATTTTCGATTTGGTTCGCCGTAACCTTCGCCTCGCGGTTTGTATGCAGATCGCCGACGATCAAAAGCGCGGCGACAATGATCGGCGCCGGCACGTCGGACGGCTTGCCATAGCCGACGGTATAGGTGACGCGATAGGCCGCATCGTCGAGATCGGCCGCCGGCCAGGCCTGGCCGGACGCCGGCGCAATTCGCAGATAGCCAGGCGTTATTTGCCAGCCTTTCGAAATGCTTGTGACGTCGACATAAGATCCGCCCGACAAAACCTCGACTTGCGTCATGGTCGCATTCGGACCGTCGTCGACGTCGAGCCGCCAGCCCGCGACAAGCCGCCCGGTCGTATAGCGCCAGGTTTGCGAAAGCAGGGCGCGGCCTAGATAGGCCTCGACCTGGCTTTGTGCGGCGATCGCGTAACGCGTCAGGATCGCGTCAAACGTGGAATCGTCGTCGTCGACGCGAACATGCTGCTTGATTTCCTCGAGATCGAGCAAAACGTCGGCGGCCGCCGTGACGAGAGTCCGCATGATTTAGGCCTCGGATCCGGAAGCCTGCGCCGCCTTGAGCGAGTCGAGCTCGGCGGCAAGCTGATCGCCGCGCGCCTTTTCGGCGTCAAGCTGCGCCTGCAGGGCGGCGATCGATTTCGACGCGGCGACGCCTTTCGGCGCTTCCTGCGCGAGCTCGGCGGCAATCCAGGCGTCGGCGACGTCGGATTCGAGATCGATCAAATCGCCGTGTTTGTAGGCGAAATTGTCGCCGGCGATCGGCGAAATAATCATGACCTGGCGCGTCGCCATGGCGGTGTTCTCCAGAAGGAAAAGGAAAGCGGAAAGGAAAGCGGGCGGCGGCGCGAGCGATCAGCCCGCGCCGCCGTTTGATCCGCGCGGCGCGCGCTAGGTCGCGCTGTTCTGGTAATACTTGATCGACGTATTCGACGCGTCGATCATGTTGCCGTCGACGCGCGACCAGGCGAGGAAACCGACCTGGCCCTTGGTCGAATAGGCCGAATCCGTCAGGCGCAAAACCTGGAAGGACATAACGTCACGGATCAGATACTTTTCGAAGGCGCCGAACAGGATCGACTTGGCATTCGCCGCCATGACGGCGACGTCCTGGTTGACCGTGTAAGGATAGCCGAGGATCGTATCGGGATCGCGCTGCGTGTCGAGCGCCGAGCCGGTCGACGGAAGCCAGATCGGCCGGCCGTTGCCGTCGACGAGCTTTTTGATCGCCTTGAGCGTCGCATCGTGGAACATGAAACCGACGCTCGGCAAGCGGCGATAGGCCGGATCGATCGAATGCACGAGATCGACCAGGTTGAGATAGGAAATCGACGTCGTCGTTCCGGTTGCGCCGACGACGCCGGACGCGCAGGCCGGCACGACGCCCGTCGGCTGCGTCGAGCCGCCGCCGATCGTAAAGGCCGTATTGTGGCCGCGCCCCGTGCGGACGTAGAGCGCGTCCATAATGAGCGCCTCGACGTCGACGGCGGAATCCTGCAGGATTTCGATCGACGCCGGAATGATCTGGCTCGAGAACTTGTAAGCATTGAGCGTCACGGCGCCGAACGTGTTGACGCCCTGAACGGTCGCGGCGACATTTTCCGCGACCCACTCGCCGGCGTTGCCGGTGTCGTCATAGGTCGGCCAGGAAATCGGCTCGCCGCCGGCGGTCGCGATCTCGCGCGCGACGGCGCGCATGCCGCCGAATGCCTTGAGTTTGGCGAGCGCCGTCGGCATGACGATCGTCGGCACCAGGACGCCGCCGAGCGCGCTCGACTGCTTGTCGATACCGGTATCGGTGTTGCGGATCTGGCGACCATTGCGATCGGCCGGAAATGCAAGCTGACGCTGTTCGGCGCTCATGCCCTCGAGGCCGTCGCGAATGTAGGCCGTCAACGCATCCTTGGCGGCCATGATCCGGCTTGCGGCCTCGTCGACCGAAATCCGATGCGAGGCGGCGTAAACGCGGGCGGAATTCTCGACGTCACGGTCGAGCTTGGCGCCGATGAACTTGTCGGCATTGTTCCGATTGACCGACGTCTCGAGCGTCGTGTCGACGTTGACCATGCGCTCGATCGCCTCGATCTGCTTGTCGATCAGATCGATTTCGGCATAGCAGGCGTCGACCTTGGCCTTGGTGTCGAGATTCCAAGGCGTGATTGTCGTGTCGAGCAGATTGCGAATTTCCTTCGCCTTGGCCGCGCGGCTTTCGCGCGCGTCCTGCAGATTTCGCTTGGACATTTTGTGAGCTCCGGTTGTGCGCGAAAGCCCGCAATTGCGGGCGGTCTATCCGGCAAAGCCGGAAGCTATTGGCCGAGCGCCATCGTTCGCGCGCATGCTGCGGCGGCGGCCAAACTCAAAAACGGGAAAGCAAACCGAAAAGCGGGACGATCTGGCGCGCGTTAAGCCGCGCGCTCGTAAAGGCGCAGCCTGGCGAGCGCTTGTTCCTGCGCGGCCTTGAGGCCGGCGTCGATCTCGTCGGCCGCCGGCGGCGGCGGCGCCTTCAACGCGTCCGGCGCATGTTCGAACGCCGAAAGATTGAAGGCCGAGGCGCGCGCCTGCGCCCTGGCGCTGGCCTTGCGCGAGGCGATCCGGTCGACAAACTTGTTTGCGAGCGCGGTTTCCGCGTCCATCCAGGTTTCGGAATCCATCATGTCGACAAGCTTTTGCGCCGACAGGCCGGTTCGCGCGACGTAATCGTCGACGATCGCGCCGCGGATCTGATCGAGCAGATCGGCGAGCGACCGCATTTCCTTGGAATCGCCCATGGCGAGCCCCCAAGGATTGTGGATCATGACGAAAGCGCCCGGCGACATTTCGATTTCGTTCGCCGCCAGCATGACAAACGAAGCGCTCGAGGCCGCCAGGCCGTCGATATGTGCGACGACCTTGCCAGGGAAAGCGGCGATCGCCGTCGAGATCGCGCGCGCCGCGAAAACCTCGCCGCCTGGCGAATTGATCCGCAAATGCAGCGTCTTTGCCTTGAGGCCGGCGATCTGCGTCGCGATTTCCTCGGCGTCGAGGCCATCCCAACCGCCAATGGCGTCATACAAAAAAAGCGTCGCCTCGTCGGAATCCGGCTCGCCGTCCGGATCGACGTCGCCGTCGGAATCCGGATCGAGCTCGGGATCGTAACCCATGACGAGGCGCGGCTTGCGCGTATGCGCCGAATTCTGCGCGAGCAATTGCAAAAGCTTTTTCGTCATGATGCGAGATCCCCATTATCTGCGCGGCGATTTGGCCCCCGCGGTTTCGGCGTTTTCGGAACGTCAGGCGCCGGCTCGGCCTCGGGCGCCGCGCCCTGTTTCGGCTGATCGGCCGCACCCCATTCGACAAATTGATCGTGATCGCCGCCCTTGATCCGCGGCATGCCGAGTTTGACGCGCGCCTCATTGCGGTTGATGATTCCCGGCCCCTGCGCGCCGCCCATAAGGATCTGCATAGCCTCGGCCTTGGATTTCAGGTCGCCGCGGACGAAACCGTCGCGATCGAAAATCGCGCGACGTTTGGAATGCGACGGGTAGAGCTTGAAATTGATTTCATCCTCGATCGCTCGCAAATGCGGCCCGAGCGTGTAGTCAATGAATTGCTGCGTCATTTCCTCGAGGCCTTTTCCGAAATTGGCGGCCTTGTCGAATTCGTTAATCAGGTGAGGCGGCACGCGAAAAATGCGCGCGATATCGGTCGAATTATAGCG